GTAAACCCTAGACCCGCTAGGAACAGTGCCTATAGTAATTAATCGTTGCAAATCACTGCATTGCGGCTCTTGATCGCGACCCCCGTCAATAAAAACTAATCTTTGTTTTTCATTGGTCCTCATAAGTGCATCTAAACCTGAACCGTTGTAGACGCCAGCACTCTCTTCTGTTGATTGTGAAATCGTAATTCGACCAATATTGTTACCTACAGGTCTAAGGTTGTCCTGCGGTGCATTTAAACCGAAAATTGGTTGCGAAGCAGCGAAAATGGCTCCTGTTTCGTCTTCTTGGTTTTCCCCGTATTCAAAACCAGCGTCGTTTTGGCCCCAGGCTGCGTTTTGAATTTCGCCGCTATTGATAAAAGTTTTCTGAGAAGACGCATTAAAGTCCGCATAAAAAGCACGCAGAAAGCCGCCAATCCTATATCTATTTAAATCAGTTCCAACACCAACACCCTCTGCTACTAAAGAGTTTTCAATTGCAGTAATGTTTGCTTTATTTTTGAAAGCAGCTATAAAGTTAAAATTAGAACCTGATTCGTCAAAAAGAATAGTCAAATCTACAGCAGAAGGCTTGCGGGTTTGAGCCTTGCTACCAAAAAAAGCGGGTACTGCAGTGACCATAATCAAGCAACCATAGAGGCGGTGAAAACTATGTTGGTTGAAGTTGCAACATAGTATCCGATCAACACGGTTCCTGATAGTCCTTCTGAATTGGTTATTGGGCTCACAAATGTATTAACCACTCCAGACCAGTTGCTTCCATTGATTGAGGTAAATGGCGTAGTAGCTGAGACTCCTCTGGTGACCAAAATAAATCCAGAAGTCCCAGGTACAGCATTCAGCGGTGTTCCTAAATCAATCGCAGCCGTGTTTGCGTTTTGCACAAAAGTAAAGTTTGTTGAATTGTCAAAATTAGTCGCTGAACCGTTTACCCACAGTGCAGGCGTTAGCTTGATAACATCGCTTGGATTTACTGGAGGAATCTGCGCTACTGGAACAAGACCTGTTGCATCCAGGCTTGCAAAACCGTTCGCGACACCTCTTGCACTGCTTAGTGACGATGGAGTTACAGTTCTGGTTGCATCACTTAGCGCAAGCGTTTCGGCACCAGTAGCAAGCTCAACAATACCTTTGACCGTAGTAGAAGCGTTTTGAACCAGACCAGAACCATCTAGGTCGGGTATCCTCGCCACTGGGATTTTGGCGGTCGAATCCAGATCGCAAAGACCATCTGCCACCCCACGCACAGAGCCGAGATTTTTTGCTGTTAAAGCGTCAACATCGTTTGCAGTTGATGGGCTGCTAATTCCTGCAGCATCTGAGTCAGTTGCAAGCTTAACAACACCTCTTTGCGTTTCTGTCGCTTCAGGTAATACGCCATCTGCAAATGTGACGGAACCTTCAACCGTTCCATTAATTAGCACCTCGTTAGTCAACTCTGTACGCTGAGAAGACTGTAAAAGCTGCGTAACGTTTAAAGTTTCAAAATCAGTAGGAGTTGCCGGGAAATCAGGGTCTCCGGCTAAAGCGCCCAAACCAGCAATTTCACTATTTACAGTTTGGTTGGTGCCAAGGTCCGTAATTACGTTGCCTTGGACTAAAAGGCCATCTTCGTTGAATCCAGTGTTATAGCAGCGACCGCCTAATAAATTCACCGCAAAATAATCAATTTTATTTTGCTGAGACAATGGTGTTGCTTGATATTTTGGCAACGCTTTTGTGTAGTTTCCATATCCAACAAATTCATAGGCGTGCGCAAAAGCTCTAATAAGGCTTGGTCGGTTAAACTCTAGTGGCCAGTTTGTCCTAGAGTCGATTTTCCCAGAAGGGACAGGGCTGAGGGGATCAGCAGGGTTCCAATCTCTCGATGCTTCTGTATCTTGTTGTTCAAGAATAGTCCCGGAAAGTGTTCCGTTTTCTTGTATTCCAACATTTTGAGCTGTGTACCCAATGGCTCTCATAAAAGAACTTACGCCTTGGAAATCAGTGCTGCTCCTTACTTGATCAAGAATCAAGGTGTTTGTTGATTGATTTATTCCAAGGTCAGTGCTTGTAGGACTGTTTGACAAGTCGCTATCTAAAACTAACAACGGTCCCGAGGATGTTCTTAAAAGTTCAACACCTCTTTCATCAGGAAGCATTGGTAAGCTTGCCTCAAAGTTTTCAGTGGAAAACGTGCTAAATCTTTTGTTTCTTTTGCTTCGGAACACTCTATTATTTCTTGAAACAGGAGTTCCTACTCTGTAAAAAGTAGAAGAATTGAAAGAAGATGCGCTATCTCCAGGGCGGATAACAATTTTATAAACATCGCTGCCAAAAGAGGCGTGTGAGTCTTTTGAAGTCGAAACAATAAAGACCTCGTTTGAATTGTTTGCAGGGTCTAGTTGTTGGTTGAGGGTACTACGGTTTCCTAAGCGTAAAATGTAATTCCCTACAGGTCTGCGAGTTGTTGAGCTACCAGAAACAATCAACGAATATTCACGTTCTTCGGGCTTCCTAGTGTCAGAAAGCCTTCTGATGTAAACACGGTTACCTTCTAAAGTTTGGTTTGAAATGGTTGAGATATTGTTTACGCTAGGGTCGTCAATACCTCCATCAACAACGATTATCTGAGTAGGGGTTGCCGAATTAAAAGGCACAGAGGCCAGCTTTGCACGTACATCAATTGCTTGGTTTAATGAAGCCCCTGGCCCCTCAGTGCGGCTATTATTTTCAATCCAAATATAGTCTCCTTCTTTTAAGCTATACCCGTTGTTAGCGAAAGTTGTCTCTGGGTCAAAAGCAACTTGTAGATTAATAGTTCCTGTTGCACTGTCGTATCCCAAGCTGGATACGTTACCAATTCCGATTCTGCGAATGTTGCTTCCATCTGTTTTTACTTTTAGAGGTCTACGGACACGAAGTGCTTGGAATCCTTTGTCTTGAGCGAACGCACCACCTGTTGTTCCAATACCTCTAAAACCACTGCTAAGTAAAGCTGTGTTGCCAAAATTGCTATTACTATTGGTAATAGTGCATTCTCCGCCTGAAGAAGTCCAGTGATGCACGCTTGAGCCGATAACAAAACAGCTGACCTCTTGCGTTAAAGCGTTATTTGTAACCTTAAAGCCAAAACTTCTATAATCAGTTTCATAGTTTCCAGTAGAAGCAGAAAAGCTTCCAGAGATTCGCGATCTTACATCATTACTATCTGCGTTTATGTACTCACTGTATCCACTACAAGTCTGCCAAGACCCTCCTGTATAAATCTGCCAAGCGTTCATGTCACGCTGAAGCGAAACAATTGTGAACTGGGCTACGACCATTGAGCGCAGTCCTGAGACACCATCGCTTCCGTCGAGATACATGCCGCACATGCCGTAATTGGAGCGCAAGCTGCAATTAAAGACGTACCCAGAACTGCCATTGACAGAATCTGTCGCAGCTGAAACCTGATTGTCAGGGTACTGGGTGGTAATTTGTGTTTCGCCTGGATTTATAACTTCAACGTCAGAAGAAGGAATTCCAAATACTGTTGCAACTTTTTGATAATATGCGACTAAATCTGACTGAGAGCAAAAAGAAAACGCTTGAAGTAAGTGATGAGACGAAGTATAATTGAGAGAATCTTTAAAGGTAAAATTAAAAAAGAACGAACCTCCAGTGGTCTTGAATAAGCTGCCTCTGTCGGTTACTGGATTGCCGCCTGCACTTGGCACAGACCTGGGACGTATAACGCTTTTGCGAAGGTCAGCACCAATAATTGAAACTCCTCTTGGGAGAATAATCCCCATGTCGTCAGAGTTAAAAGCTCTTAGGTCTTCTTCAGTAGGCTCATAAGTATTAGGCCACTGGCTCACAGCTAGACCTGTGCTCGGAGTGTTATCAATAACGTATTCGCTGGCCGCGACTCTGATTACAACACGGTCATACAAATCATTTCCAACTCCGCTTTGAACAGACAGGCGAGCTGCTTCAATTAGCGCCCTATTGAGGGTCTTGAAGGGCGCTGACTCCGAGTAGCCGCAAGTAAGCTGTTGATTGCTTAGAGGAGGAGTTACCGTATTGTCTGCGATACCCGCAACAAATTTGTCAGAACCAATTTCTTGGTTAACGTAAAGCGTTGTCGTAGACGTTGAGTCCACTTCTCCGCCAGCAAGACGCAACACCGCGCTGGTGACCTCACCAACCTGAGTACGGAACGTGTTTTGACTAATGTCAATATTGTCAATAGCTCCAGGCTGACCCGGTGTAACGATTGCCATTTAACCGAATGCTCTTTGTCCCACTTTAGTCATTATACTCCTACTTTTAATGCAATCTCGCCAGATGTCGCGAAGTTAGCAGAACCGACGATGACATCCGTAGCCCTGACGTTCACCGCAATGTTCGTTATCAAAATATTTGTAGCGTAATAAAGCCCACCTCTAGCCAAAACACTGCACGCATCGCTAACTTTTCGCTGCATTAACCAAAATTCCGCTTCAGCCTTCGCGCCACGCTCCGTTAACTGCAGAAGCTGAAGCAAGTAGCTTGCGTCAACAGCCCTGTCGCCGCTAGCGGGCGAATGCCCTACCTCTCCAACTTGGAAATCAAACTTTCCACCACCTGTAATAATACTTTTTACATTTTCGCCAAATTTCTCGCCAACCTGAGTAGTATCAACAGCTGCCCCGTCTAATTCAAGAGACCATTCAGCTAACTCACATTGCAACACCCAAGGAAAACCGTTTACCGCACTCCTTGGAGTAAGGTCCGCGTCATCATACTCAGCAGTGCCTGCAGCAGGGCTTTGATATGAAGGGGCAAAGTCGCAAATACTTTCAAGCGTTACTTCATCTCTAACGTCGCTGAATCTGTAATCTCCGACGCCTGAGACGCATTCGGTTAGAGCATTGTTGTATTCCTCAGTACCTGCCGCAGCAATTAACAAAAAGTTGAAATCGTACTGAGCCAAGTCCACTTTATTGATAGACCCACCGTTAACAGCAGAGCAATAATCTGTATAGAAGCTAAGCCTGTTCAGGGAATCCCTATAAATAAAATATTCCGCACTTTTGACTCCAATTCCACAGTAAAAATTACTCGAATCTTCTCCTACGCCTCTTTTGTAGAAGAAATCATCATTGCCTGATATGTGAGAACGATTAGGGCCTGTTTCAAGAAATCCTCCTGCATACATTGCAGAGCCGTTTGAGCACTGGCCTGACAAAGGAAGCCCTTCTTGCGAAAAAAGATAGACCTCATCCCCTGACCAGAAATCTTGATTATTTAAAACAAGAGCGTTAATATCGGCCCTGAGGACTGAAGAGCTTACAACAATAGGCAGCGGCGCTTCTCTTCTCAGTCGAACAATTCCATCAATTCCAAGTACCGCCATAGCATTAGAATCCTCCAGTCAAAGGTCCAGAAATCTGGAAACCAACGCTGCAAGAGGTGACCGCACCAACGGAAACGCTGGCAGAAATACTTGTCAAAACTGCAGAACCGCTTAACTGGCTGCCGCCAGCAGAATCCAAAACAAGCTCAATGTTACTCAAAGGTTCTGAAGAATTATTCAAAACATCGTTGAAAAGCGCTGTTGCGCTTGCCTCACCTGGGTCATACATAATGTCTGCTGTTCCCGTTACACCCCTCAAACCCGAAACGTAGGAACGGTCAAAGGCCCCAATGCTCGTAGTCTCCAACGAGTCTTTTGCAATATTTGCTGACCAAGAGCGCACGCGAGCGACTACAGTCCCCCTCCATCGCAATTGCCCATTACTGCCAGTGCGAACAGCCATGCCTATAAGCCTTTTGATCTATTCTACTCACTGAAGTCAACCATCCAATGTGCCGATTAATTTGACAGTAACTGTTGATCGATCATTGAAAACTGATTGGACTTGAGGAGTTTCTTGCCAACGCCAAGTCACATGGCTTGGGATTTGACTCTGTAAGGCAGCATTCATTCCATCGAAGATTGAAGACGGAAGGGTTAAAGCAGTGCCTGAACCGTATGCAGAGTTAAAACAAACCAAAATCGTTGTCAGCTCTGCATCGTTAGTTGAGAATTCCAAGTCCAAGACAGCATCAAAGGCTTTACTGCCATAAAGCCTGGTCGTTCCAGCCCCGCTTATACTTTTAAAACGCTTGGTTGGGTAATCGCCAACCGTGTAAGTACGCCGAGTCGGTGTAAGTGATGGAAAGAAGACTGCCATTAGTTGATCAGACCCTCCAAGATCCAGTTGCTGTCATTGTCAAAGCCATCGACGATTAGGCTTTCGTCGTTGCTGTTGGTTGGAAAGTGAATAGCTTCAACCTCAATGTTACCGTCTTCATCGAACGAAAGAGATTGAGTTTTGTATGTCTGCACATTCGTGCTTCCACTGTTTATGCAAAACACTGAATTAGAAAAATTCGTTGCACCGCCTTGAACCGACATGGTTGTTTCGGTAATGCTTGTTGACGCACCATCCCAAAGCAATACAGAGTAATTACCGTCAGCCAAAGGTGGCCAAGAAGTAATCGTGCCGTCAGCGGCAATTGCTCCATTCTGCGGTTGATTGAAGGTTGTAGTTTCAAGCCCTAGCTTGAAGACTCCTCCAATATCAAGACTTGCTTGGCTAGGGGTAGTCTTAAATTTGATCGAATGGGTCACAAGCCTGCGAAACTTACATTCCCATTTGCCTCTATCAACTGCGTGCCTTTCGCTTGTGGCAAAATCGCTAATATCAATTGACTCTATAGGAGCAAAATTTTCAACGCCAGCTTCTCTGACTATGACTTCTCTTACGACAGGGAATAAGCCCTTGGACGAGTCTCCAAGATCGGTTCGCTCTTGGCGCCACTTGACGGAAACCCTTGGAGGGATGCGATCCGCAGCGTCAAAATAATTTAACTCAAACGAACCTTCGATAATATTGCCTGAGGTGAAAAGTTGCGTTATTTTTTCTGACCCTTCAAAGTTGGCTACAGGCTGCAAAGCAAATTTGCCATTTCTTATGACAAGGTCTAGAAGAAAATCAGCAGCTCTTTGAGCGCCCCAAGTCCTAAGATTCTGCTTTTCGGTAATAGCGCCATCAAAAAAATACTTTCTTGAATAGTTCCAATCTGCCGCCGAATCAAAACTTACTTTGTCGATCTGAGCAGAACTCATTATTTTACCAACCCCGTATCTATCGTTCGTAAAGAGATCGTATAGCACGTTGGGGAACATGTTTGTGGAGGTAACGCCTTTGTTGACGTAAACGCTAAACTGCTGAAGGTTTTTTACCTCCTCGCTGCTTTTGATGTTTAGACCTACAATTGCTGAAGCAAAATACTTTGGGACTATAGGGCTAGTTGAAACGTTGTTTACGTAAACAATTTCATGCTCAGGCTGAGTGGCACTACTTGTAACCTCGTTGTAAATAAAAGCCTCAGCAATTTTCGCGTAAGAATCAACATAATAAGGGCTGTCTTCTCTGTTACCCGTTAGTTGGTTGCCGTCTTTTGGATAAAAAACTGATACTCCAAAGCTGTCGACACTTCGCGGAATGATTTCTCCAGAGAATTCGATCCGAACTCCACCTTCGTTGATAATTTGAGTATTTTGAACCGCGTAATCCAAAACGGCTAGATCCCCACTAGCCGCGCCAGTCCTTATTTCCCAAGAGGTCAAGGGCTCGATCCTTATTTCGTAACGATTTTCAAAAGTAAAATCTAATTTTATGTAATTGTAGACATCAACACCTGTGGCACCTCTGGTTCCAAAAATAGTTCCTATTTCTGTGAAGAATGCGTTGCTTGAGGCTACTCGGTAGGAGATACGGAAAAAACTATATCTCAGCTCCGGGCCGGTGTAGGTGCCGCTATTAAAATTAACAGGATTAGCGCCATCGGCATCGTCGCCAAGGAAGTTGTCACAAGCCTCTGCGTCTATTTGAGAATAAGGCTTACTGTCTCTGAAATTGCAGATACCTGAAACGCTTAACTGCAAGCGACTTCTAAGGCCAATTTCTATCATCCTGGAACCGCGCTCGGTCACGATATTGGCTATAGCGCAGCGCATTATATGAGCCGTGCTACTTGCTATTCGAGAGGAGGAATTATCTGCATCGTTCAGAGAGACAAAATCAACTGCGCCTGAGCGAACCACCGTAAATGTTGCGGTCATATCCCGACCTCCACCAGTTGGAGTTTGATCGGCATCGGATAAGAATGGCTGCGCATCCCGATTAGAACAAATAGCTAATGCGCTGCCTATCTTGTAGAGTTGACCAATAGTTATCAATTCGTCGTATTGTTTTTGGCGACCTGCTACCGCCCCGGCAACGTCTCCAACAGTCGCTTGACCTAAGTTTCCACCCTGCGTGAAACCGTTTGGATAATCGCTTAGGGCACATGTACTTAAAAGTCTATAGCTCAGCTGATCTTTTTCAGCTACTTGAACGCTGTTGCCAGATATTTCTGATCCATTTCTTGCGTAAAGACAAGACTTGCCGGGAAAAATTGTGTCTTGCTTAGCACGATTTGCAAGTTCTTGCCAATCAGACTTGCAATTAACTTCATTGTCTGTTCTTACAACAAACTGCCTGCCCGGTCTGAATACAGGGTTTACTCTGTAGCCCAAATTATTGCCAATGAATCCATACACTCCTATTGAGGTTTGAGTAGAAGGCTTTGATGCAAAACAAAAAGAAGGCTCGTAACCCCCGTTTACGTTTTTCACTTGGAATACGTCATCTGCGCCTTCATTTTCCGAATTTGCTATATCAGAAAAAGGAGAAGCGCCAGCAATATAGTCACCTGAAGTAATCCGCCCGCCAATGTTGTTGTAATAGATAGACAGCCTTCCTGTTGTCGAAAGACTTAAATCGTAACCGTTTAAAAGATTGTTACCAATAGCAAACTGCTCGTTGTCAAGAATCATTCCAGAAAGCCTGTCATCAATGCTGCTAGATTCGCCCACTAAAAAAATAGCTTTCAGCAGTTGCCCGCCACCGATACTGTAAATTTGACTCCAAAGTAAGTTTGTATTAATTCTAATTCCACCGTAATATTTACCGTCAATTAACTGGCGATTGGCGTAAACAATAGGTATAGTGCTGCCGATCTCGACAACGTTTTGAATAGTGTCAAAACCACTTTTGGCTGTAAACTGATCCCCCCTGACAATAGTCTGCCCGTCTACATTCCTTGTTCTAACGTCAGGAGCTTTTCTTACTTGGGGCTTGGGTGCTAGTAATGCCGACGCAGCAGAAAGAACAAGCCCAATAACCAGATTGATAACAATAATCTCAAGCCCAGTAAGAGCAACAGGCTCGCCAGGTCTTAGCTTGCTGTGTAAAATCGCCTGTCGGCAGAAAAAGACATACTGCTCTTCAGACATCCCAGTGATGTCAATAATCTCCCGATCCTGCGGGAGAAGCATGATTCGATTTTTGTTGGGACTTAGCATTATCTCAATGAAATGTTTCCGGTAGAGGGAAGTTCCCCGACGCTTACTTGGGTAAGGACACGCCTTGGGATGTTTGCTTCAATCGCGTCCAAAGGGTTACCCAGTCTTACCTGTAGCCTACTCGTATCATGCTCAAATCCAAGCACTGCATACAGCTCTTCGCTGTAACGGTTTGTCTCAACCAACGTATCTGGGTCAAGCCATACCGTGCGTATCTCCGCAAGCCAACGTTGATCTGATGCTGTCTGAAAAATACTTAAATCCAGTTGATTTACAGCAAAAACAACTGCCGCTGAAATATTGGCAGCCTGTAGGTCCAGGGTACCGCCACTAAAGCCAAAACCTGCAAACACATAGCTTGTGCCTAAATACGTGCGCGACTCGCCTTGGAAAAAGTTTTGGAAAGCATAGCCAGTGTCTGAGCCTTCAAAGTCAACAAGCTTAAGATAAGTACCAATTGCAAGCATCAACCAAGCCCCACTTTTGACCTTGACGCAGGTCGCTGCCTTAGGTCAGAAAACACTTGGCTACGAGCCTTGCGAGAAGCGGACTCAGAAAGCGCAAGACCTTGCTCAACGGTGAGATATTCCACATTGTTGATTACGGTAGTGTCCAGCTTAACTCTGATCGGTTCTGACATTTCAGTTGCTTGACGTTCTGCGGCTTTGCGCTCAATCACACGCTCCATTGACATTGAACTTGACGATACAGCTGCTTGACTTTGAGCAATGGCTTGCTGAGTTGAGTAGTTGTTGCTGATGTAATTGCGGCTCTCGACCATTCCATCTTTACCAAGATCAACAGAGTTTCCAGCGGCACCTAACGGACCACCGCCAGAGATAGCAGCACGACTTGCCGAAAAGACATCGTTTGGAATAATGGTTCCGTTGCCTGAAGGAACCATAAGCTCAGGCCCACGCTCGCCAACGATGTAAGGCGTATTCGCGTTCACTGGACCGCCTGCGGCGCGTTGAGCAATGCCGAAGTTTGGCCCTAAAGTCCCGATCCCACCAACTTCGCCACCACCCGCGCCTAGCGGTGTGCTCCCAAGATTGAATCCGCCACCAGGCAGCAAGTTAACAACAGTATTTAAAACTGCCATTGTCACCATCTTCGCAATAATCTGCCCCGCCATGTCCAAGAAATAACTGCCAACACTCTTAAAGAAATCAGCTAATGCCTGCTTCGCACTTGTGGCACCAGTGATTGCATTTGTAAACGACTGTGAAAATGCACTGCCAATAGCGTTTGCTGCGCCAGTGATTTGGTTGATTGGATTTACCAGATCTTCCAGTTCTTTTTTCAAACTGCGAATGTTTTGGCTTAAGCCTTCCGTCAACGTTGGGTCTATTGTTTGGCGGAACAGATCGGTTTGCTGTTCAGCGTTTGGATCCCCTGCGTCTTTTCTTGATTGCCTAAACCTGTTAATCCTGTCCTCGTTTGACACCAAGCCAAGCTGATCGCGTAAGTTAAACAGCTCGTCTTCGGACGCTTTGGCGATTATTTCCGATGCAATAGCTTGGTCTTGCTTAAGGGCTAGTAGCTCACCATTTGCCGAAACAATTAGCTTTTCAAGATCAAGGTCTCGTTCCAATCCTGCAATTTTTTCTTGTAATTGACGTTCTGCAATATCCTCCGTTTTGTTCGCAGCATTCATAGCATCCAGGTATTTGTTTCTTACTCCAAGCTCTTTCTCCCCGAAGTCAAGATTTATAGCGTTATTTTTTATCGTGTAAACTAGCTCTGTATTGTTATCTTTTTGCGCCCGAACTAGGGCGAGTGAATTTGCGATCTGAAATCTTTGAATGTCCGCCAGTGGGCCGGATCGAATCAGCGAGTCGTACTTGTCCTGAAGCCGTGGCAGTTGCGACTCTCTGAACTTGCCGCCGCCGCCGCCGCCGCCGCCGCCGGTATCAGTGCCGGTGAGAGAACCGTAGTCGGTTAGACCTTTAGCGGCTTCTGGAGCACTAGGGTACTTCTCAATTAAAGTTTTATAGTTCAGTCGAAGTCTTGCTATCTCTGCCTCGTCTGCTTTTAGCCTTGATGTCAAGTCTTCTGGGACTGCTACACCAGCGAGAGGAGGCGCACTTCCCCCCATGGCCCGCTCGCCACCATCTGATTGCGATGCCTTAAACTCTTTAATACTTTTCTTTGTTTTCGCGAGCCTAGCTTCGACAATATCAAGATTCTTGACAATATCCTTAAAGTTTGATCTCAGCGTTTCTTTCGTTGCAGCCGTTCCACCGATTGACCTGAAGAAAACTTCACCTTGAGGTTTTGTGCCAGAAGCGTCAAGGTCAGCTTTTGCTTGCTTAATTCTATTGAAGTAAGATATAACCAGCTCTGCGCCAACGATGGCAAAGGTTATTACGATTGGCGCCACTAAGGACGCAGCTAAAGTTTTCACTGTCGCTCCAAACCTGGCCAGCTTTGTCGCAGCAAGAGACGCCTGCTGAGTGGTTTGTCTGAACCCAGTTCTTATTAATGCGAACATAAGTTTTAGTGGCCCATTTAAAGCAACAAACGCTTTTAGTGCAAAATTCACGGCAACAAGCTTTGCCGCGAAAGATGCAATAGTCAATATCGCGCCTCTGTTTTGAATAATAAAACGCATCCCTTCTCCAACAGCCTTCGCCATAACCACCAAGCTTGGGCCAATATCGGTAATAAATTCCAAAAACGCTTCCTGAAACTCAGCACCAATCGGCTGAAGTGCTTTACCTATCTCAATCCGCATCTTGTTATATGCAACCGTCAGTCTTGCACCAGCTGACTCAGAAGACCCAGCAATCTTTTCAGCCAATTCGCCGTATTCGCCACCCAACTGAACTAAGAACTTCATCAGATCATTCAGACCGACCTCGCCCTGCTGTAAAGCTTTTGACAACTCTGGGCCGGTCCTGCCTGACGCTTCAGCAATTTTGTTAAACGTACCAGGCAATCTTTCTGCAATCTGGTTAATCTCTTCTGCGCTGACCTTGCCCTTCGAGAAAATCTGAACGAGCGCAGTTACGGCTCCTTCAACTTGTTCTGCTCCGCCGCCAGTGGCCGTAATAGCAGCAGTGATATTCTTAAACGCAAGCTCCGCATCAGCAACACCTCCGCCAGCGCCTTTTACTGCTGCGGTAAGTCGAGTGATCCCCCTAATGGCAGTTTCTTGTGGAACATTTAATTCTTTTGTGACACTGGCTGCTGCAGCAAGTGCTCGATTGTATTCACCCTGAGTTCCGGCAATGCCTTCCAGTGCAATCCTCAGCCTCTTGATACTTGCTGCATAATCAGCAAAACCACCAAGCGCTTGCCTGAGCTGACCTACCTGAGCGCCAAGTGCAGCACCAGCAAAAGACCCGCCAACACCACCAACCGCACCACCAATTGCACCACCAAGGAATCCTTCAGGGCCACCAAAGATACCGCCTGAAATCGTTGCGCCAGCAACTTGGGCCGCTTTACCGGGGGAGAATTTGCGGCTTCTGCGGGAAGTTTTTTCTAAAGCTCGGTCTACTCTTTCGATGTCCCTTGTTACTTCCTTGAAAGCATCGCTAGCAGGGTCAAGCCCATTTCGTAATTGGGTCCAAACGCTTCGCTGCTTCTCCAGGCTTGAAATACTGCCGTTAGATGCGGCGGTAGCCGCACGAATATCCGCCGAGACCTCTTTGTAAGATTTCCCCATCATGTCAATGTCGGTTATAATCTTGCCCATGCCAATCTCGCCAATCTGGCCGTACAGTGCGCTAATTTCACGCATCGGCTGCTCCCGTGGAGCTTTGGCGGCAACTCTTCTTTGGTTCTTTTCGATAGATCGTCGAATAGCTGCTTGTTGCCGTAGCGCATCGTTCTCAGCGTTAATCTTTTTCAGATTATTGATTCGATCCTCAATTTCTTTTTTCCGGGCCTCTCTCGCCGCCACCATAGCAGGCGGTAGTTCTGGCGAGATAGGTCTGTCGTAAGCAGTAGCGCCTGCCTGTCTAAAAGCTCTCCTACTAGCAAAAGTTCCGACACCAGGCGCAATCATTGCTCCAGAGGCAGGATCCCTATAGCCCTGAGGACGCCCTTCCCGAGAGCGCATTTGACCAATGACCGGGGTGCCTCCACGCGCAATGCGTTCAGCAGCAGCTTTGGATCCAAGGCCAGAAACAGAAGCAACATATTCGCCTGCACCCGCAAGCTTGACAGCTCTGCGCTCGGCTCCTTCCTGCGCTCTGTTCAGTCTTTCAAACGCTTGAGCACTTTCACCTGTCTCCTTGGCAAGCTCTTTCTGAATGCCGATAATTTCGTTAGAAACACGGGTGTAGTCAGAGCTTGATCTGACAGTATTATTAAGCTCAATTTTTAGCTCTGCTAACTTTTGGTTAAGCCCTGCCGTAGTTTTCGGAAGCTTGCCGAAATCTTTGTCAAGAGCTTTTAATCTTGTCCTGAAAGAATTGATGCCTGCATCCGTGCTATTGAATGCCTCTGCCAGCTTGATAGTCTCGCTACGGCTAGACGCAACAAACTCAAGGTATCCAGTCTGGGCAACCTTAAGAAGCTGATTTTGAAGCTTTTCCTCCAGCCGAAGTCTTTTCTCCGTATTTGCAACCGTAGACCTTTCTTTTTGTGAAAGCAGGTCAATCGCTTGAATCTGCTTTTCTGTTATGGCAACTCTTTCTCTGTAGGCTCTAGATTGCAACCCGATAAGAGTTGAACTTTTGCGTAGCGTGCCATTGAGGAGATTTGATATTTCTCTTTGCTTCTTAGCCTTGCCTTCTGCTATCTCCAGCGCGTCCCCCATCTGTGCGATATTGCTCTTCAGCCGAGCAAATGCGTCAGAGCCCGTCCTAGCTTCTTTTGACAGAAGCTTTAACTCCTCGATGGCCTCCTTTATTTGAGAAACAGAAGACTTGGCGCTTGTGCCAACCTCAGCAAGATTTTTAGCGCGAGCCTGCGATTTTGCGCCAAGCCCGTCAAGCGAGGCTTTGAGATCGACAATACCCTTCCCAAGGTCTCTATAGACCGTACTTGTCACGTTGGCTTGCGCTCGCAAGCCTTCAAACGCTTTAATCTGAGCCTTTATTGTCGCTTCGCTATTGCCAGCTTCTGCAGCAAACTTTCGTACATCGTCAGTTGCTTTCTGAAGGTCTCCGGTTGAAAGCTTGTTAAGTTGTTTTGATAAATCGCGGAACGAACTATTTAATTTTTGCAGCTTTTCGCTGCCTTTAACGTTAAGTACAATATCAACAGGTGAAACGCTTTTACTTGCCATCTTTTTTGTTCAGCTCAGAGAGTGCAGCAGCTTCCATTACTTGAAGGCTCTCCAGCATCTCACGGGGATTCTCTACATCATAAAGGGACATCAGTCCTGACGCACCTAGCAACACCTCATATTTCAATCCAACGTAACCTCCCATCGTTACAGTCCACTGCGTCTGCATTCGCAGGAACATCATCAACGTATCCCAATTCTCTTCCCACACCTCAAAGTGCTCCTCTTCAGGAGCGGCTTGACGCTGCGGCTTCAATCCAAATGCCGCTGCGTCATCACTACTTTTGTCCTCTATCCTTTTGCCGCCATTCGCCCAATACTTGACGGCATCTTTTAGTTTCCCAGTTTTGCGCCTTCAAAAGTTTCGGTGTATGCCTTCAAGACACCACGAATCCAATACGGATCATCGGCAAATTCTTTCATTGCTACCTGGGAGAACGGCAACGGTTTGCCGTCTTCGTCTTCAATTCCCTCCCATCCGGTCATGACTGCTTTGAGCAAGTCATGATCACCCTTGTCTGCAAGCTTCTGGAACTCAGAACGTGGTACGCGCTTGAACACTGCGTCAAAAGTGGATTCATCAAAGACTCCACCATCAGCAGGCTCTTCCACGGTTACAGGCCACTTAAAAGTTTTGACCTTTTTGCGAACGAAAGCCATCGAGCAAGTTTAACTGTAATTAGCTTACAGCAACAAAAAAGGCCGTGCTCTCCAACACGGCCATTGCGCTTTTCTCCAGAGGGCTTGGCTCCCTCAAATCAAGTGTACACCAAACTGAACTCGTCATTGCCCGCTGTTGATGGAATCGCGGTGTATGGGATGTTCAGCATCGCAATGCCGTCTTGATCCCCGTAGCTCACGTCTCCAATATCGACTTGGGTGCTAGCAAAATCAACAATGTTTCCAGCCGTGGTGCCGTGCTGGAACGTCAAGTTACCCAGCGTGCCGTCAGTCAATGCGGCGGTGAAGTAGTCCTTCGTAGCGATTGAAATCATTTCAATACTCACAGAACCGCTTGCGTTGCGATCAGTGATGATCACTTCCTTGTCGCAGCCAATCAACTCGCGATACACGACCGTGTTGCCGATGTCCATGCTCAACGACTGCAAGCAGCCAGAGTAAGAAAGCAAGGAGAAGGTGTCTGTGTTGCCGTTCTTGAAGATCAGCGGTGTTGCCTGGTTTGCGTAAGTAACGCTCGGCAGTGCTGAATCATCAGGAGCGTTGTAGATACCCGTCATCGTGAAATCGATGGTTGGAATTTCTCCCACGGATCCATTCAAGGTGAATGTTCCTCTGGCACCAGTCACCTTGTGGCGAACACCATCGATGTTGTAGTGAATAGTGACTGAACTGAAAGATGAGCTTACTGGCGCATACGTTACTGACGTACCAGCAGCAACAGTTTCACTAAGGCCACAAGCCTGCAGTGCCTTACCGTACTGAGGCGCGGTGCCAGCAGTGCCAGACCCCGCTAACTCAACGCTGAAAGTACATTCAACGCGAGTGTTAGCCAGCAACTGTTCAGAAGCGCCTAAGTAAGGACGGATTAAATCACGTCCAACAACTTCACTTTGCTGCGGGGTGATGTTCAGATCCCTCACCAAAACCGCGTCGGTTCCGGTTGGAGTCGGATCGACTCCGTAACTGGACTCCGTTTCGATCAGAATCAGTCGTTTGCGTAGAAGAAGTGGTGCCATTTTCTTGTGGGGGGTCGGCGGGAAGTGTTCGCTTAATCAGAGTGCGTTTTCCGGTTTCTGGATCGAGAAGATACGACCCACCTTGACCGCTGTACTCGTCTTTCATCGTAATCCTTGCAACTGCTTAAACCTTAGTAGACAGTAAGGTCTGCTACTGATGTTCTGTATTTGACGTCGTACTCATTAGAAAACACGCCAGCAGGTTGGTCTGCATCAAGAAACTCAAAGCTTGTCAAAACAGGCTGCACATCAATCGCATAACCCCCAATAGTCAAATCAGCCATAAGCTTGGAATGCATCGATTCGATTACCGAATCTGCATCTGTATAGGGAGTTGTTGACCTAGTAATCACAACGACTCTCACCCGCATTGTCCAGTCAAGCTTTGGCAAAGAAGTCTGCTGTTGAGCAACATCATTCACTGGCTCGATCACGATCATCGGAGTCTCAGCCCTTGCAGCCGCTGTAACCCTCGACCGATACACCCTCCCGCTAACGCCAGCGGTGCTGGCCAGTGTTGTGGCAATCTGGGCCAAGATTTGCTCGCGTCTAGTGGCCATTAGTTTTTCATCAACATGACTTCACAAAACGCACCATCATCAATTAAGGCTGCGCTTCTTACGGTGTAGTTTACGCCGTCCACCGTTATCGCATCGCTGTGAAGCAGGTTCTTGAATTTTGAAGACTCACAAGTAAGCTTGTAGTCAGTCGTAAGCACAACTCCATCAGCAATAATTTCTGAAGGCATATCTAGAATGCCTAGTCCTGAAATTGCACCAGCAACAACTGGCACCGCAAAATCTGATGTGCTTAAAAATATACTTAGGTCTTCAGTGAATGGTGCCACAGTTAATTAAGCGTTGAAGTAAATGGTCCAACCTTTTGCGATAAGGTTATTGTAGGCAGTGTTAGCAGCAGCAGTCCAGGTTGACTTACCTGCGTTAGTGCCACCGGCGATACTAAGTGTTATACCAGTAGCACCGTTAGTATCTAGACTGACAAGGATGTTTTCCATTGATTGAGCAGTTAGGGCACAGCCGAACCAGGCGCTACTAAAAGCAGTAGCAATAAGTGTTCCCGTTGTGTCAAACATGTTGGCAGGGAAACTGGCTAGGCTGGAGCAGTCTCGCCAAGAGAAAGAAAAGTTTGTACCACTAGACGTATTTAATAACGGGAAACTAGTTAGGTTGGAGCAGTTTCGCCAAGCGCTACTAAAGTTTGTACCACTAGACGTATTTAATAACGGGAAGCTAGTTAGGCTGGAGCAGTCTCGCCAAGAGAAAGAAAAGTTTGTACCACTAGACGTATTTAATAACGGGAAACTAGTTAGGCTGGTGCAGTTGAACCAAGTGTAATTAAAGGTTGTATTACTAGACGTATCAATTAACGGGAAACTAGTTAGGCTGGTGCAGTTGTTCCAAGTGCTAACAAAGGATGTACCACTAGATACATCCAATAATGGGAAACTGGTTAGGCTGGTGCAGTTTTGCCAAGCGTTACTAAAGTTTGTACCACTAGATACATCCAATAATGGGAAACTAGTTAGGCTGGTGCAGTTTTGCCAAGCGCCTCTAAAGTCTGTATTACTAGAAGTATCAATTAACGGGAAGCTGGTTAGGTTAGTGCAGTCGCGCCAAGCGTTATTAAAGCTTGTAACACTAGAAGTATCAATTAACGGGAAGCTGGTTAGGTTAGTGCAGTCGCGCCAAGCGGCAGCAAAGTTTGTACCACTAGAAGTATCAATTAATGGGAAGCTTGTTAAGCCGCTGCAGAGGCGCCAAGTGCTATTAAAGCCTGTAACCGAGCTTGTCACATCAGACGGACATGTGAACGTTGTCATGTTACTTGCACCGTACCAAGCGGTAGTCAAGTTAGTCCCTAAATCAGCTCCACTACCAATAGCAACAGAAGTAATCTGATTTGCATCAGCGGTTACGTTATTGAAGTACGGCCTATAAACCCCATCACTATAAACAACCAATGAATAATTACCAGCCGTATAAGTATGAGGCAACGTGTTAAGCGTGCTTATTTCAACACTACCATCGCCCCATTCAGCTTCGTAATCAACAGTGCCTGTAGACCTTAAGTTAAAAACACCGCCAGCATTTGTGATGCCATAAGTGATTGCAGCATCGCCGGGAGGGCTGACCTGATCGCTAGTAATAATCCAACTCATGATGTGATCTCCTGTAAAGTGGCATCAGCCAAGCGGTATGGGTAATAGGCAAGGCGGGAGATGTGGCCGTTTGCATAGTAGGAGCCTGTGTACCAATTTCCTAAAGTCAATCTGTCACAAGTCAGAACTGATCCACTGCCACCAGTAAAAGCAAGTACACCGTTTAAGGAACCTGCGTAATCATTAGCTTTGTAAGCGGCTGTGACTGTAAGAGGTTCAGTGTAGCCACCATAAAGTAAATAACCAACTGTGCCTGATCGTAATGCTAGTTGCGTACTTGTTGTGTCCCTATACACATCAGTTGTCCTAGTGCTACTCCCGGTAGACGTTACAAACAACCTAGCATTAGTATTAGTCCCAAGCTTTGAGGCTTGTCCATAGAACGTCCCTTCACTTTGGTTATACCAACTGCTAAAGTTAGTCCCAGTAATACTCGCCACATCAGCTGCACGGGTGACGGTGCTGGAGGTTGTGGGGATGTAGGAGGTTGAGAAGGAGCCTACTTCTACTTGGGCTCCCCAAAGGTAGATACCTGAGGTACCGTCTCCATTGTAAAAAGTATTACCAGAAGAATCTGCCAATCTAATAGCAATACCACCACTCCCAGTATTAGTTAATGTTGTTTGCCCAGAACAACGATACCAACCATTTGAAAGAGCAGCAATGTTGCCACCTCCAGTAGCAGTTCCATTATCTTCTAAAGTATAAGAATGCGTGAAACTTGTTTGGTTTGCAGTTGCTCTAGAAACTATCAAATGGCTCCTTTCACCTGCCTTTACGTAAAAACTATATGAGTATGTGGTGCTTGCAAGAGATACACTTCTGTTTACAATATGGTCCTCCGAAGTTCCCACATCTTCTATTATTTTATCTGCTGTAAACGTTCCATCAGGAGCTACTGAACTATTTGGGGCAACAGAGGCGCGGTATTTCTGCCAAGCACCTTGATCAAACTGCTCACTATAAGTAAGCAAATTAGTCCGTCCCTCTTCAATCAACAACCCCAGGCTTTCGCCGGTCACGGGGTCATGATCAAAGCGGGGTACATTTGCAGCAGCAGTTTGAATAACACCATTGCTATCAACATAAGTTGCACAGGTAGTAGCATCTGCACGACTAAACGTGATTAAGTTGTTACCGCTTACTCGATCATTAAGTGTCTTGCCTGTAGCAAACTGCAGGTCAAGACTTGGTTGTGTATTAAGGTCCAGCAGCGGATCATTAGACGCTGGGGACTGGAGAATAATATGCTGTGGAACTAAAGTCATGATGTAATCTCCTGCAAAATGGTGTCAGAAAGACGGTAGGGATAATAGGCAAGGCGGGAGATGTGGCCGTTAAGGAAAGAGGAGACGGCAGCAAAGGAGCCAAGTGACGCTCGATAGATAGTTGGGTCGGGAGTGCCTGAGGTATCAAATCTTAGATTACCACCGTTGTAACCTAGGACGAAATCGTCAGTGTTATATGCAGCCACATACTTAAACGTGCTACCCTCAAACCCTAGGGTAGGAGTAGAGCTTTGAAGTAAAGCTTGATTGCTTCCAGCATTAACCCAGTAAGCAGAAGGTCTATTACTGTTGTTCAAATAATACATACCTCTATTGTTGCTCGTACTGGCTCCGTAAGTGTACATTAATTGCTGGCTAGTTCCAGCATCAACTGCTTGAGCTTCAACAAACACCGTCCCTTCACTTTGGTTATACCAAGAGCTGAAGTTAGTCCCTTCAATAGATGCCACATCAGCGGCACGAGTTACGGTGCTGCCGGACGTGGGGATTAGGCTGCTTGGGAAGGCTCCTTCTTCGACTTGAGCGCCCCAGGCAAGAACCTTCACCTCACCAGTGGAGGCTGTTGTGTTGTAAAGAGCAACGGTCAGAAACCCCACTGCCCCACCAGCGCCTACACTCGAAACTCTTTGCCATGTATTGGTCAGAGTGACACTAGTAAAGTCTTGAGGCGTGCCTTGATTGTGGTAAAAGTCGATCACCTTACCCACATCCTGTGGGCGAGCGGCCTTAAAGTACATAGAACCAGTAGAAACTGCCGTTGTGCCGAACGGATCCCTATATATTGAAAAGTTGCTGGGATTTGCCGTAGACCTTTCAAGGGTGATCTCTGTTGCGGTGGATCCACCAGTGGGAGTTAGGGCGGTAACGTTTTGATCTGTAGGATCTAGACCGTCTCCGGCACTGACCACAGACCACCCCGTTAAATCTCCGCTTGTAGTTACATAGTTCGTCCGTTCCTCTTCAATCAACAACCCCAGACTTTCACCAGTCACGGGGTCATAATCGAAGCGTGGTGCTCCACCGATTGTTGATGTGGTGGGGATATAGGTGGTGGCTGTGGAGCCTTCTTCGAGCTGGGCTCCCCAAAGATAAACGCCAACAGTTTGTCCAGCGTTGTAGGTAGTGGTGCCGTCTGCCTCTGGTACAAGTATCTGAAACCCACCCGCAGCATCTGCTCCCAAGGTCACGGTAAAAGAGCATCTATACCACCCGTTATCCAACGCAACCACAGAAGTACTGTCTGGAGGGCCTCCAGTAATACTACCTACAGTGCCGTTGGAAACATTGAACCATGCGTAACAATCCGTTGGCGCGCCAAAGGAAAAAGATCTGACAGCTATCCAATCTGTATCAACCTTCTTGGCATGCACCGAAAACGTGTAAGTAGAGTTGGTGGTAAGTGTGTAGTTCTGAAATTTGTAAACATTACCACCACTTGGATCGGATCCGTAGATATAATCTGCGGTGATTGACCCATTAGGTGCTGCGGTTGCATCAGCAGTCTCACTTCCTGTCGGGCTTGAAACCCACTGTGCTCTGTTTGACAGCTCCTCACTATAAGTAGCCAAATTAACCGGCGTCGTTTTAATCAACCCATCACTGCCAACATACGTCCCAGTACTGGCACGGCTGAAGGTGATTAGGTTGTTGCCACTGATATTGTCTAGCAAGCTCTTGTTGCTTGCAAAATCCAAGTCAAGGGAAGGTGAACTATTGCTCACCGCATACAACTGATCAGTTGTTGACGACCACCTTAGGCTCATTGTTCGATCTCCTGTGTAATCACAGGGAACGGACGTGCATAAGCCGTAATCTCAGCAGGACGTGAAGCAGCAAGTAATTCCATGCTGACTAACAGTGCAAGACCATCAGCAACACGTTGATCATCAAGTGCTACTTTTTCAGCAGCTGTTAGTTCATCAAGCAGTGCTTTTACTGCATTAGCGGCTGCATTCTGCGCTTCAGCTGCATCAACCTCAGCTTGATTTTCAGCAGTGCTAGCAACGCGATAAGCCTCAGCTGCTGCTTCATACGTTGCAGTTTCTTCAGCTGTAGGGTCTACAAGCATTGAATATTCAAGTACCGCTGCTTGATACGCAGCTTCTTGTTCTTCAGTAGGAATTCCACCAATCTTGTCCGGTACTTCTACCGTATCGACAGAAGCTGCAAGCACCGCTGCATATTCAGCTGGTGTAAAGCGTGCAAAGAATCCGGCACTTGTTACGACACCATAAGAGTTAGCGTCGGCATAGCGGTGGCCGTCGCTGTCTAATACCCATTCAGCATAAGCTTCAGGTGTTTTGCCAACAGAATTAGCGGCAAAGATCAACCCGTCAATAACGCGGGTGTTGGTCAGTGTCAGAGAAAGCGTGTCCATGGTTCGATCGGAAGCGAAGTTCGTAGAGGATGTCATCAGCCGACGATCCAGTTGGTGCCGTCGCTAAAGACCGGCACAAAATCACTACCACCGCCAACAACAATTTGGCCGTGGTGAGCACTAAGCGTGCTGGTCGAGTCCGTCACAAAAGCTTTAGTGCCTGCACCAACAGTTGCAGCTGCAGTTAATGCGCCAACCGTTGTAGGGGTTAGTTTTAGATAGCCAGTGCCAGTGGAGCCGTCGGTTACCTTGACGACGCCTGCGGAGTCGCGGGCTAAACCAGTGTCACTGGCAAAGGAAGCGAGATTGCCCCACTTAAGTTGAGAAGTTGATGGTATAAGTGAAAAATCAGTTCTCGTGAGAAAAGACCTTCCCCCACTTGAGTTAGTAAGAACAAGGGCATTTGCATCAGTGAGGAACTCGTGTCCACCAGCTTCAAATAGTAATAAGCCAGTTGATTTGACGCTAAACCGACTCGTCCCACCAACCTGCAAATCCAGCAGGTTGCTAGCAGCAGCACTTGCAGTGTTGGTTACATTTAGCTTTAGTCCAGTGAATGTTGTGGCTGCGTTATTCCAATTCAGCGTCGTACTGAAATCACTTGTGCCGTTTAATGCACCCGCTTCATTGAATTGAATACTACCGGTTGGACCATTGACTAGACCGATCGTTCCAGTGGCATCAGGAATCGATACAGTCCGATTAGCAGTTGGTGTTACCGTCTGCAATGTGGTACTAAATGTTCCGCCATCGTCTAAGTCAATGTCACCGCCAACAGTGAGCTTGTCAGTTGTTTTGTCGTAGACGAGACCAGCGTCACCACCTAGGGCTCCGCCGTCATTAAATTGAACTTGGGTGTCCGCACCACCAGGAGTGGCAGCGCCGCCACCTGCTCCTACTTCGTCAAGGCCGACACCCAGTAACGGGTTAAACTTGTAAGCCATCAGCTCAAGCTCCAGAAAACAGTGTCAACATCAGTAGTTGCGCCTACATAGGTAATATTCAAGACTCCAACACTTACGCCGCTAGAACCGCCTTGCTTGTAAGTGATTGTAGTCACCCGGCTGCTACCGTCGTAACTTAGATCAGCAAAATCAGCCGTTGCTGGCGCTGAGAAACCACCAATCCTTGGAAGGCTCATGACCGGCCAGCTTCTACTCCACTACTTCTAAAGCATAGCGTATGAACCTTGCTGCTACACATTCTTTTGAAGCATCACCTCGCAAAACGCTCCATCGTCTATCAACGAGTTGCTTCTGACTGTGTACGCAGAACCGTTGACAGTTACAGCATCGCTATGAAGGAGATTCCCAAACTTAGAAGTCTCGCAAGTCAGCTTGTAGTCTGTTGTCAAAATCACTCCATCAGCAATAATTTCTGACGGCATGTCAAGAATGCCTAGTCCTGTTACGGCTCCAGCAACAACTGGAACTGCGAAATCATTGCCGCTTAAAAAAACGCTTAAATCTTCAGTGAATGCCATAAGGAAGGCCCGGACGAACCGGGCATATACAGCTATCAGGCGTACTTCAGAGCACCAAAAGCATTGACGCTATAGGTATGAGTTGAAGTTGAAACTGTCGAAACAGCTTTGATAAAACGCTTTGCGCTTCCCTTAGCGAAAACTAAGGTCTGTTTACTTGCACTTGTGCTTACTTGCGTAAACGCAGCGTCAGTCACGTCAGAATAAGTTCCACCAGAGGTGTCAGCCGACTGAATTTTGACATCCAAAGTCGATGTTCCGCCATTCTCAACATCGAGAATCACGCAAATATCGCCTTCGTAATCATTCAAGTCAACGGCAGTGCCGTCAAGAGCAGAAGTACGTGAAGCGGTTGGAGCTAACGCAAAATGCGAAAGCTTTTCAAGGCCGACAGAAAGAATTGTCATCAGTCTTCTCCAAGAGAATTTTTGGAACGTCCTCGCTTTGAAGGAGGCTTCGGTGGGAAAGGCGGAGGAGTGTCAGCAACAGGCGCGGCTTGCTTCTCGACAGCAACTTTTGCTTTGTCGCTATTGAAAAGAATGTTCGCTGTCTTCTGATCAACTTCAATAAAGGAGCCTGCTTTCACAGGCTCCCCGTTGATCATCACTCCGCGTGTGATCTCAACTTTCATGTTGCTCAGCTAGCGAAGCAGAAACATGCAGGCTGCTTGACAGCAAAATCCACATCCTGAAGAGCGATCACCCGAACAGTGCCAGCCGTAGCACCAGCATAAGGATCAACAGTTAGATCCAAACCAGACCACATGCCCATCACGAATTGCGAGAAATCTCCAAACAGCGCATCATTATTGAGCAGCTGGTTAGAAACGATCACAGGGTAACCATTGATCTCATCGTTTTCATAAACGAACTGAGCAGTGTTTGAAGCCTTCTCGGTTGACTTCAGAGAGCCGCGAGCGGAAGCGTTAATGATATAGCGCATTGCTCCGATGTCACCGTTAGCCGCAGTAACGTCGGTCTCCATCGCAATGTACTCAGCAAAAGTTCCAAAGCTGGTCAACGTTTCGGAACCAATGCCGGAGACATTGGTCAAACCTTGAGGCTGGTTGGAAGAACCGGTGCCGTAAACAGCAGCGCGGTCAATCTCAAGTGCAATAACGCGAGCAAGGTCATTGCGGATCATGCCTTCAACGTCAATGCTGCTTTGAAGCAGAAGACGACGTGAGTAGTCAACAAATGCACCCACCGTCTTAGGTGTCATGTTGACCTGATCAATTGCCTGCTGGGACTCGGTAGGGGAAGAATTTTCGCCAACCCAGTATGCTGTGCTCGCGCTCGTCTGTCGAGGAATTGACACATTGCCCTGCAGCCCGGTCAGCATCGTTGCGCCAGCCTGTGAAATTGACAGGCGGTTGCGAAGCAGATCGATGAAGCTTCCAGCCAGAAGCACGTCGTCAACCAAGTCACCACCAGCTGTAGGTGTACCTACAACCAAGTCGCGACGAAGGACTTCATTAGGAATGACGATGCCGTTTGAAGAACGCTCGTACTGCTTAGCAGCAGCCTCGCCAACTTCAATTTCAAATGCTGCATCGCGACGAGCCTGAGCATCACCCTGGTTAGAGAGATAGTTCAGAGCTTTGACGAAACTAAAGCTACGGGTCTCCTTATCGGAGAGGCCGATGTCGTTGGCGGTGATGCTGTGTTCCACTGGTTGAGTTCCGATTTTTTCGAGGACAGCAGCGCGAGCCTCATCGACAGACTGGCCGCCGGAGATCAATTCGCGTGCAAGGTCGGAGAGGTTATGACGCTCGCCGAGTTTGTTGATGGATGCAATCCGGTTACGTTCGGCCTCTACGGCCTCGGACCGGATCACCTCCACATCAGTTGTGGTGCTTTCCATGACTTCAGTCACTGTGTTTACGGGAGATGCGGTCGAAGCCGCAGTTTCAATATCAGAGTCAACGTCCTCTAAAGAACGATCAACTCCAACGTTTACGTCAGAATCGTCGATCTCAAGAGAACGTCCAACTCCAACAGTGGGGTCAGCTGGGATAACAGCTAACGAAACCTCGTAAGGCGACCAATTGGTAGCTACGAGGCCATCTTCACGCTCCTCCATTTTATCAATGGAGTAGCCGAAGGAAACGCCGCGAAGGATTCCATCGCGAACGTCTTGGAGCACTTCTTGCGCAAATTTGTTGCGCGAAAAGCGCACCTTGGCGTAACCGCGTTTCTTCTCACCATCAACCCAAGCACGTTCGACAACGCCGATCATGCGATCTGGATCATGGTTATAAAGAAGCGGTGCGCCATCGTTGAGCCGCGAAAGATTCGCAGACTCCATGCCGTGGCTCAGGATTTCGTTTCCAAAGTAACGAGCCACGGGATATTCAGACGAGAATGGAAATTCCATGCTCCTTTCGTCAACCATGTTGAAACTCGTCGCTTCAACACGCTTGAACTTTGTACCTTCAAGATCGCGAGACAATTCTTGTTTAGAACTCTCTTCTGCGACAACATCAGGCACCTCCGTAGTAAGTTCCATTGCGCGTAAGGCTTCGATCTTTGTCAGTGTACTGAATCTATGTCCTACATAAACATCAGCTTGTTCCCAGCCATCATCATCTTCGCGATAAATTTGAATTAACGCTGCAGGATCATCTTCTTCGCCATTGATAACGACCTCACTGTCAGGCACTTCAACCTGACCGTCGCGAACAATTCTTGTGATCTTGCCTTGAGCATTGCCGCCAGACGATCCCCAGCGCACGAAATCACCAACTTTTAGTTCGTCGGGTTCGGCCCTGGTTTCTTCGCTGATTGAAAGTTCCACAGTTGGCTCCTTAGTCATAACTCAACCTCCTCAGGGAGTTCATCAATAATGTCACGATCAAGTTCAACATTAAGATCCTCGGCTGCTTGCTGTTCACGAGAGAACTCCGTGAGGTTGTCGAAGAAGTCTCCGCCAAGCTTCGCGACAATCTGTGCCTTGGTCATGTAACCGGCCTGCTCCATCTGTCGATAAGCCTTTGCTTCCTTCAATGGATCAACCCAATCCCATCCGCGTGCCATCCATCTAGGAGTGTCATAGCGCTCAGGACGTGAATCGTAATCATCAAATGGCAGCTCACCGGCTAATACAGCAAGGTCGAGCCATTCGCGAAACACACGGTTATGAAAGTTTTCGATCAAATAAGACTGAATAACCTTCCAGTGCTCACGATCCTCAAGCAAACTCAATCTGCTGCTGCTGTAGTTCGTCTCACTAAAGTCACGGCTAAGAGTCTCGTAAGAGCAGCCAAAACCTGACGCAAAACGCCGAACTTTATTCTTTACGAACATCTCGTACTGCTGATCAGGCGAGCTGATGTTTGGCACGCTTACGTTCTGACCAGGCTCCAGATACTTCCACATCCCAGGCTCGAACTCGCTGATCCTGCGATCAGCCTCGACATCATCACCTTCAAGCTCACCCTCTGGGCTTGTGACAAAACCCATCACAGAAGCACCAGCACGGGCGCGAATCACAGCGGCTTCCTCATAGCCCTGCAGTTGATGAGCATCGGCCATCACTGAATGGAACCAAGGCACTCCGCGATGTTGTTGCGGACGCTCTGGAAGAAACAGATGAATTACATCCGCTGCAGGCAGAAAAACATGCTTCTCTCCTTTTTGCGGTGCATTTTGAAACCAATAGTCACCAGGATGACGAGTTAAGAATGCGTATCGAACAGGGCGGCCCCATTCGTTAATTTCAACGCCCATCCTCCACTCATTAAGCTTCGCAAGTGTTGGACCCTGATACTCCTCGTCGAGCACATCTGACTCGATCATCTCAAGCGCCAATGGGACGCGGCTGCCACCAAACGGACGGCGAATAATACGGAATAACGCTTCGCCTGATTCAGGCAAAGCTCCTGTGGCCAGCCATTCCATCATGTGAAAGCTATGCCGACCAGCAACATCGCAATACTGAGCACGGGTCCATAAATGCCATTTCTCTTCAATGAGGCGATTAATCGCTTCACTAGGCTTCCGGCCTCGAACCTGCTGAACTTGAGACTGAAGTTTGATTCCGCTGCCAACAACGTTTACCTGAGTCGTGCGTTTTGCTTGCTTTGCATACGGATTGTTCCGCACCATCTCGCGTGAACGGTCGCGCAGCTTGCTCAAGCTGTTGCGAATTTCAGCGTCAGCACTCGCACGAGTGCTCATCCAGTCGCTAGTTAGGCGAGAAACAATCGCACCCGCATAACTACGACGACGACGGCGAGGCTGCTCGCGTGGTACGAGCTGCAGACCCAGAGTTCTTAAGAATCGTGTACGAAGTCCCATCAGCTTCCGTTAAATCGAACGTAGAGATTATGCGGATCGCCAAGGCCAGAAGCGACTAATTTGGCTTTATTCTCCTTTGCCACAATAGACTTCAATCTTGACTCAAGTTCAATCAATTCTGAAAGATCATATCGTTTTAGGTTGCGACTCCCGATCCTGTACTCAGAAACAGCGCCGCCAGAGACAATCGATCTGATAGCTGCTTTTACTGCATCCAAGTCCTGCTGGGCCTGTGTCCTGCCGTCAAAAGCTCCAGGCGTACCCGCATAAGCCAACGATGGCTTGATTTCAATCTGCCCTCGGCTGTATTCCTGAACAGTGCTATCGCTAATCTTTGTAAGGACAGCTTGGAAAAACCAGTTAGGGCTCGGATCTGCCGAACCAGTCGCAGCAGCCGTCAATGTGGTCTTCCATCCACTGTTGTACGCAACTGCTGTAGCCGTTAGACCTTGCGCATTGGTGTTAAGGCGAAAATAGTAAACCAGAGAGTGAGTGGAGCTGGTTACATCATCACCAAACACGTCAACAGTTTCGGCATCAACCCATACTGCATCCACGCCGCTTGTTATGGATGGAGGGATCGCCATCGATAAAAGTCACTTGATATTCAGCAGTCTAACTCTTACCACTGATTAACGAAACTTTTCTGAGTCCGCGATGCCGAAGCTGTACGTTTTGACTCCTTTCGTTCTTCAGGTGATCTTTCCATCTGATCCCATAGCGTCCTGCGATCTTTAATCTGATACACGCGATTTAATGCCGCGTAAGCGTAAACAAGCTCGTCCAACGCTTCGTTTCTTGCACTGCTCTTCTTGACCCAAATCCGCTCAGGGAAACCATTCCTGAATCTGAGCACCTGCTTTTCTGCGGTCAATTCCTCGAAATAATCTTTATCAACTGTTGGATAAAAATGCAAATATCCTGGGCCGACATCGTTGTGCTTCAACCTGCCGAACAATAATGACTTAACCGTGTCCGATCCCACCGGGAACACCTGAGCGCCTTTCTTAAGGGTCTTGCCCTGCGCATTTAGGTCAACCTTGCTTGCCTTGCCAATTGGCGGCTTATTTTTGGTTGACATGCCCTTGATCGCAATCACCCCCAAGCTCTGCCGCTCCCTTGCGTACTGGTAAACCTCGCTGGTGTGGTGGCCACCAGAGTCGATTGCCACAATCATTGGCTTTAACTTGCGACCGTCTTCCGACTTGTAAGGGGTCTGCACTATCTCATCTAACTGCTTCCACACTTCCTTGCGTGATGGATCGCCGTAAATTTTCACCCTGTCGATCAACCACCCCTGCTCTTCGCGGCCCCATCCCCAAACACTGAGCGATAGTCGATCATCCTGCGTGTCACAACCGACAGTCAACAGCAAAGTCTCCGTGGGCACTACACCCTGCTTGTACTTCTCCTCAGCTGAGCGTTCGCTGAGAGCATCTGCGCCCACCTTGGACGCATATTCGTCTTCCCAAGTCTCGCCCAGAACAGTATTGACAAACGTCTTCAGCTGCTCTGAGTCGTTTTTCGCATCAAGAAACTCCTCAACCAGCGTTGACCAGCTCGCATTAGGGCTATAGCTATACGCCGCCCAAATATGAAACGAAACATGCTTACCATTGCCAGGCGCGGTGGGCCGCCACTCCCCGCGTTCAACCATCCAACGCTTCTTCGCTGCTGGGATCCATACGCCACAGCTTTCGCAGCAGTAACTAGCTGTATCGGGATCGTTGTCGTGCCACTTCATATTCGCCCATTTCAAATACTGCATGTGACCGCAGTCAGGGCATGGCACGAAATAGCGCCTCTGATCACCCTGCAGAAACATTCGCTCTACACGGCTGAAGTCTTTAACCGTTGGCGTTGACCCCGCCACGATCTTTCTGTTCCAGTAATACTCAGTGCGCCTAATGCCCAGCTTGATCTGGTCGCCTTCAGTGCCAGCCGAGGGTGGGTAGCCGTCAACCTCATCAAATAGCACCACTCGCCTACTCACACGCCTAAAGCCACGCGGACTGTTGGCACCTACCAGGCTCAGGCTCCCGCCAGGGAATTGCTTCTGCAGGATTGTGTTGGCTCCGTCCTTTGACTTCGCCTCGCTCACCACACCCTTGAGACAAGGAGTATCACGCAACATCGGCGCGATTTCTTCCTTGGAATAGCCCTGAGCATCCTCAATTGTGGGCTGCACAATCATGATCGGGCACGGATCCTGATGAATATGGAAGGCCGCGACGTGATTAAGGATTTTGCTGTACCCGACACGGGCACTTTTCATCACACTGATCTGCTCGATCTTCGGATTCGTGATCGCATCCATTATTCCTTTCTGATAAGGCAGCGTGTGCCATCTACCCCCTTCTGCGCTTGATTCTGCGCTTAAATACGCATAAGAGTCCGCCCACTCGCTTAAAGTCATTTTTTTTGGCGGTTTGAAGGCTAAAGCGGCTGACTTTCTTAGTTTTTCTACGTTATTCGCTGTCACCAGCTAAATCTTCTAAGGCTTCGCGCACAATATCATCCAAAACGCCAATAGCGTCTGTATCTAAGTCTGGTATTCGCTGTTTTGCCTTGGTTGGTATCCCTAATAGCTTTGTTCTTGCGCGAGTGATAATTTCTGACCATTCAAGCGCAATGTCTTCCGCTTTGACCAAAAGTCCTTCTTTTTGCTGTCGGTCCAGTTCAAGTAACTCTGCTTTTAAGTGCTCGGTACGGGCGCGAGACTCGTCATAGTCGGGAATCGACTCCTGGGTCTTACTGATCCTTGGCTGCTCCGCACCAGAAGCCATCCTCTCCTCACGGCTGCGTAAAGGCTTCTTTTCTTTCCCTTGCCCAGCAGCCTTAGGGCCAATGCCAATTCTTGTTTGCGTATTTTTAGCCCATTCCTCTCGCATTGTTTCGCTATCCACAACAGGCTTGCCATATGCGTCTTTCTTGACCGATAATCTTCCGCTTTTTACTGCTGCGTAGACAGCTTCAGGTGACACGCCCAGGGCGCGTGCCGCTTCGGACCTGCTAATGAGAGCCATGATTCAAATACGATAATACGAAGATAGCGCAATACGAATAAAAATGATAAAATATCCGATTTCGCTATTTCGGTTACTGGGCGAGGTGTGTCTTGCATTATCGAAACAACTTTGCAACGTATTGCCTACTTTTATGGTGCGATCCGAATACCTTCGCAGTGGTTAGTAATAAATAGGACCCAAAATATTTTTTAGTTTGTAAAAGTATATTTAGTCAATCCTGCGATGTAAATCTATAAATTTTTTTTCTTAAAAATATCTTTTTAAGAGACTACTATTGTAAACAATATTTTGCTACGATTAATAGATTGGATAAAGTAGCGCATCAATTCAAGAATAGGGTTTTGAAATATATTTTAGACCAGCCGAGATCACCGGGGCCGCCACCACCAGGCCGCCACCACCAGGCCGCCACCACCAGGCCGCCACCACCAGGCCGCCACCACCAGGCCGCCACCACCAGGCCGCCACCACCAGGCCGCCACCACC